ATGGCTGATATAATTTTAAAAGACATCACTCCTCGCCACTTTTACGAAACAGTAAAACTCCTTAAAACGACGGATTATCACATTTATATTACATTGAATACGTTAGAAATTCGTTTCTCATATAATCATTTCGAAACCGCCGATATAACACAAATGCGCTTTGAGCAACTTGAACACGTTCGTGATTTCTTACAGCAGTTGGTTCACTCAAGTGTTCCTATTGATTTGGATGAGTTTTTAAATGCTTATCGTTATACTCCGAGACATAAGTCTTATAAACGAAAGTAACCTATCATTTAGGGGGTTATTTTCGCTTTTGAATTTGTTTAAAAAGCGAACCAAAAAAGTTCGGGAGTTCTGTTACACCCGAACTTTGATATCAAATTTGATACTAAATTCTATTTTTCAATCTTTGGATAATTCTTTTCCTTATTTCTACTTCCGTGATTTTATAAAGCTCTTTCACAGAAAAGCGTACAGTTTCTATTCCGCACTTTTCGAAAAAGGTGTCGCGCTCTTCATCTAAATGATGCTTATTTTTATGGCTACTTCCATCTAGTTCAACAATACATAATGTTTCGAAATTTTGATTGCATATTACAAAATCCACTCTTTTTTGATTTACTTTCCAAAATAGCTTTTTATTCTGATCATATTTGAAATGCTTAGGTTTAACAATGCATGAGAAGGGCACTTGCACTAAAGTGATATATTCAGGCAATCCTGAATGTGTTTAAGTCCTTTTTTAATTAGAATTTTTAGAATTTCCGTATCTTTTAAACTTGTTTTAGTCAGAATTACTGCTTTTACAGTTTCATCTTGTACTTTTTTCCACGTCATGTCATCTATGTGCTTACTAGGCATTTTTTTATTCCATTTTGAGATTTAGATCACAAATATTACTACCTCTTAGAAAATTAGAAATAATTTTATTGATAGCTAATATTATTAGAAATTAGAAACTAAGATTATTTTTTATTCTTTTTGTTTTTTATCATGAATTATCACATTGAATGGCTGACAATAGAACAAGATTTTGGATTCGAAATCCCTGAGTCCACACTTGCAACCATCTTTGATTTCGGCATGGGGTATACATTTAGATACAGGTGAAATGCAAGAAGGGATTAAAACAGGCAAATACAGACACAAAGGTAGCTTTTGTGATGAAGTTAGCATAAAAGTTTCTGGCTCAGTGATAAAAATGGAAGGCAACCCCAGTCGTTGGGGTAAAGTTGAGAATGTACTTGGCTTTACAGATGTCGATTCATGTGTCGCCTGTTTCAATAACATTTTATTTTCTTTGAATTTACCCCTGTTCACCCGTTGCACTGAGGTTTTCTATTTACAAGGTAAAGAGGGTGAAAAAGTTAAAAAGTTTTCTAACGGCGCAATTATTAAACGCCTGGACATCACAACAAATAAATCTGTCGGTAAAGGCAATGAGCGCACCTTTCTCAAGGCACTTTCGCAAATGCGTTATCGTAATTCTGTTGGAAGATTACACACAAACCACTGTACGGTAGATTGGTTAAGTGAAAAGGGTAATGCCAATTTAATTTACCCGAGTTGTTATATTAAACATGAAGAGATGAAGCTTCATTCTTACGACAAGATAAAAAACAAATTTGGGCAACAGGCTAAAGAGTTTCAATATTACCAAAGGGTATTTGATTACTGTTTAGAGAATGGAGTGATTAGATTTGAACAGAAGTTAAAGTCAAGGTATTTACAACGAGAGAATTTGTGTTATTGGGGTTTAAGTGATTTTTCAAAATTAAATGAAATTCAAGATGGGTTTATAAACATGTATAAAAAATTAAGCGTAAGTGAAGTGAAATTAGAAACCATTGCACAACAACTTGTTTCTCAAGGCGTGGTCGACACTTTACGTAAAGCCAATACCACTGCTTATTATGCAATGTTATGGGTCAATGGGCAGAATATTAGGTATCTCTGAGCGACAATACAAAACCCATAGAGCCAGATTACGTAAAATTGGTATTGACATTGCCAATCCTTGCGACATTGAAAAATTCCAGGCTGTTCGTGTTATTTCATGTGAACAGATTTTTGTTAAACCATTTAAAGCCCCTGATTTTTATCAATATCCAAGCAATATGCCTCAATTACGGCTAGTTGCTTAATTTATTATTTATCATTAAGGAGATTTATTTATGCGTACAGGCTTTTATATTGTTGGTAAATTGTTAGGCCAAAAGTCAACTAGTTTTACTCATCGTGAAACGGGTGAGGTTAAATACAAGCATACTATCGGCATTCAATTACAAGACCCAGATGGCTTTGGTGGCTATAACACCTTTACCCAAGATTTAAGAATTGATGAACGCTCAGTTAATCAAGGACTTTCTTCTAGCATTGAACGACTAAAAGGTAAAAATGTTATGGTGCTTGTGTTTCCACGTGAATGGGCAATGGAAGGTGGAAGAAAGGGTATCATTTATCACTTTGACGAAAACTCAGTGATTGAAGAAATCAAATGAGCGCCGAATTTATTATACAGGCAGAATTATATTCAACCTTGAACAATTGCCAACATGTCGAATTGAAATTACCACAAGCGGAACTCGCAAAACTTCAACTTGTGGCAACTTCAAAAAGCGAAACAATAAACTATTCTGATTACACTGAATTTTTTCTTGTTTCTTTTTCAATCACGCTTTCTTTTTGGTTGTTAGCTAAGGCCATTGGCATCATGCTAACAATTATCAAGAAGGCATAATTTAAGGAAATTATATCATGTTCAATAAAATTAAAAACACATTTACCGTATTAACCGCAGCAGCAACAGCTATCTTAGTTTCAGCAACAGCAAATGCAGAAGACTTATCTAGCATCACTGGCAAAATAAACCTAGAAAGTGCCTATACAGGCATTGTTGCCGTGGGTGCTGCAGTCGGTGGCTTTTTAGTTGTTGCATTGGGCGTTCGTTATGTTTTAGGTTTCTTAAAACGTGTTTAATTAACGAAGCCTTGAGCTAAAAAATGGCCCCGCCCGCAAGTGATGAGGACGGGGGCTGTTTTTTAAGTGAAAGGCGAAGGAATAACTATGACTTGGCAAATGGTATTTTTTCTTTGGGGTATATTATGTGCTTGCGTAGTCGTAACTGGCTTAAACGATTAACCTTATTTTCCTTTTTCTTCTGTTCTCCTTTAGCACATGCGATTGCACTTTGGTCACTTGTTGGTGCAACCTACAACCTTCCTTTGCATAAAGATGGTAGCTTTTCCACTACGTGTAAATTGTCATCCGCGAAGAAACTAACCGATGGAGATCCTTCTGCGCCGCGTGTTGATGTTAAAACGGTCATTGATGATTCAAGCTTAGTGATTAACTACGGTGATGGAGAGAGGAACTCTATTTGGGGAGTTGGCTTTTTTAAATATGCCGAAAAATTTGAGTTCAGTTCAAATTTATCTTCAAGCCAATCAGCTACGGCTAATGCCGCACTTAAAACGGCCTTAATGCAGGGCAGATGTGACATTGCTGAATCATTGCTTTCAGCAATGGTACAAGGAGATATTCATGCCACTGATGAGGAAGATAAGTATCTTGGGTTTAGCAATGGGTAGGATAAATGCATTATCCGTGATAATGGAGATTTTTTATGTAGGGTAAAAGGGCCTGCTTTAGATGTAATGCCGCGGAACAAGACTGCCAAATTGCGATAGGTAACGACAAGGAGCTTAACCTACAACAATATGCCCGTTCAGAGGGCAAAAAGGACATCGTTAAACCTGTAGGGGATTCGGGTACTGTATCTACCCCTTCCGGAGGCACCACCTTTCATGGAGAGGGGAGCGGCTCAGGAGGTGCGCACTCCACTCTAGGAGGCAATACTTCCGGGCATGGTAATAACCCTAAAGGTTCAGAAGAAGGGCGTGTGAATGGGCCAGAAGAAGGTAGTGCAAATGGGTCAAATTGGTCTCAAGGGGAGCGGATGCCCTTGCTAATACGAAGTTTGCTCAACCAGAATTAAAGGAGTTTGATTTAAAGTTTGCCTTTAGTCAGTTGAAACTAAAACTTGAAGATTTTGTACCCACGTTATCTATGCCTGCCGGGCATCGCCCTAAATTTACCATCCCCGTGTTTAATAAGCACATACATGTTAATGTACATTGTCGTATCTTTCAACAACATGGTGATAAATTATCTGCGGTATTCTTGTTTATTTGGGGCTTTCTTGCCATCCGAATTCTACTGTCTGCTTAGGAGTGATTATGGGCACTATCATTAAATTCTTAGCCAATGCTTTTTCAGGCGTTTTATCTTTTATTTTTAATACCCTTGTGGTTAAATTTTTTGTTTTTGGTTGTGTTTTTATTGCCGTCACTGAAATTGTTCCTATATTAATTGAAACTTTCCTGCCTAAACAGGTTCATTTAAGTACATTAATATCAAAAATCCCTCCAGGGATTGCGTACTTCCTTAACTTCTTCAAGGTTGAAGTTGGCATTCAATCTATGCTATCTGCTTACACCTCACGCTTTTTAATCAGACGCATTCCACTTGTTGGCTAGGGAGGTCATTTATGTCAATTACAGCCTATGTCGGCATTCCTGGTAGCGGTAAATCTTATGAAGTGGTCAACTCAGTCATTGTCGCGCACTTTAAAAAGGGGAGAAGAATCGTTACCAACATTGAGGGATTAGATGAAAGTAAACTGATTACTTTTTGTTTAGAGACAGATAAGCAACTGCAATTTGAACAGTTGGGGAAAATCATTCATGTCACGGATGAACAGTGTCAACACGCTGATTTTTTCCCATTCAAAGGCGCAACAGAAACCCTTTGCCAACCCGGTGATTTAATTTGTCTTGATGAAGTTTGGCGCATTTTCCCAAGTGAACATATTCAGTAAGAATCATCGCTCTTTTATTGCAGAGCATCGCCACTTCACCCATCCTGAAATGGGAGTTTGTTGTGATTTAGGGGTCATCAATCAATCGATTTCAGGCGTGCCTCGCTTTATTAAAGATAGGGTAGAAAGCACTTTTTTAATGAGTCGACTGTTAGCGCTAGGTATGCCAAAGCGTTATCGGGTTAACGTTTATACCGGTGCAAAAACCACTAAGACAAACTTAGTTACCCAATATCAAAATAAATATGACCCAAAGGTCTTTCAACTGTATAAAAGCTTTGATACCACAAACGGTAAACAAACGGCAGTGGATGACCGACAAAACTTTTTTAAATCAGGGCGATTTAAATTAATGGTAATCGCTGTAGTGGTCATGTTTTCGCTTTCTTATTATTTAATGCATTTTTAACACAATCAAAAGCCATTAATGCTACGCAAACCAATCCATCTCATGAGAACGGCGTACCTAAACCATCACCTGATAATGAGTTTGATGACCTGCTTAAACGAGCAAAACAACAAGACAGGCTCAAAATGAATAGCCCGCCTACTTATTCTAAACATTGGCGAATCACCGGTGAATTACATAAACAAGGTCATGATTTTGTGGTGTTGATGGATTTACAGGGCAATTTACGTTTAGAGCCCAAACGCTTTTTTAAGCATGAAGGTAGAGCATTGGAGGGGGTAATTAATGGTGAGTTTATTAGCTATTACACTGGCAAAGGAGAAGGTCTGAATAAGAATCTTATTTTTAATAAGTAGTGTTTTATTATCATTGCCCGTTTTTGCACAAGGCGTTGACTTTAAACTGGACGGTGTGCCTTTGCCGAAGGCGATTAGCATGATTTATGATGAAGTATTATAAAGGCCTTATATGCTTGACCCTGTATTAGTGAATGATAATCGACGAGTGAGCTTTAAGTAACTCAAGCACAAGACTTTATGCCGTTTGTGCAACGCTATTTTAATAACATGAACATTAAAATACACACCAAGAATGAGGTTGATTATATTCAACATGTTGAGCCTAGGGTGATTAAACAAAGTTATGTATATAATCCTGTTCACCGGGATGTTGCTTACTTGGCTGAGTTTCTGCAAGCAGATGGTCAGGTGTTTGCTCATGGTGATAAATTAGTATTTTATGGCACTCCTGCAGAAATTAGCCGCGCAAAGTCAGTGTTAACCTCTCTTGATACTGTCAGTAAAGAAGTGGTTGTGACGGGGTATGTTTTTGAGGTGCAAACACAAGAGAAGGAAGGTTCGGGCATAAATTTATTCGCAAAATTATTAAGCGGCAAGTTAGGTATAAACATTGGCATTAAACAGAGTTTTGAGAACTTTATTACCCTTAACATGGGTAATTTAGATGCAATGATTGAGTTGTTTAAGAGTGACAGTCGTTTTCACGTGGTGAGTTCACCCACGTTGAGGGTTAAATCAGCCTCAAAAGGCAATTTTAGTGTCGGCTCAGATGTTCCGGTTTTAGGGAGTGTAAAGTATGATAAGGAGGGACGAGCAGTACAATCCATTGAATACCGAACTTCCGGTGTTATTTTTGACATCACGCCGACAGTAAAGCGTGATGCGATTGATTTAAGAATCCAACAACAGTTATCGAATTTTGTGAAGACTGATACGGGCGTAAACAACTCACCAACACTAATTAAACGAGACATTGTCACGGATATTGCCGTAAAATCTGGAGAGGTTATTGTGTTAGGTGGATTAGCTGAGAATAAACAGACTGAAGGCAATACGGGCTTTTCGTTTTTACCGAAGATATTAACCGGCAAATCAACCCATTCCGAGAAAACGGATATTATTGTATTGTTGCAAGTGAAGGCAATTTAGGGGGTGTCGGGGGATGTAATCCCATGACGTAAGCGTAGCCGAAGGCTTAGCGGAACATGAGCGAAGCATTCGCTCCCTCTGTTAACCTTTAAGGATATTGAATTACCTGATGAGTGTAAATAGACCTTAACAAATCAACATACACCTTACCTTATTTAAAATAACATAATAAAACACCCACTTCGCATAAGAATGATTATGTTAAATATGCACAAAAGGTAATAAACCTCTAAATGATCTTAGAGGTTTATATTAATTCAATTTCAATGTTAATTTAGCGACTACCAAAATACTCGCATGCCAACACCAATTACTTTATCTACATTTTTAGCATTAAAGCTATAAGATTCTTTCTCAAACAGAGTATTACGATGCTCACTTTGCATGACTACATCATCATATTTTTTATTGACTACTTTACCTTCTAAAAATACTAATACGTGTTTATGTAATTGATAATCCGTACCTAATAAGAAACCATGTGATTTCTGGTTTAATGAAGTACTTTTTGAGGTCAT